GTAACTCTGCTAAGATTGGTTCAAGCGGTGACTCTGTTCAGATTGGTTCAAGTGGTAACTCTGCTAAGATTGGTTCAAGTGGTGACTATGCTAAGATTGGTTCAAGTGGTAACTCTGCTAAGATTGGTTCAAGTGGTGACTATGCTAAGATTGATAGTACAGGTTATCACTCTGTTGTTATGGCAGCTGGTAACAATTCTATTGCTAAGGCTAAAATAGGAAGCTGGATAACACTTTCAGAATGGGATTGCATTGATGGTGTTTGGATTCCTATCTGTGTAAAAACAGAGAAGGTAGATGGCGAACATATCAAGGCTGATACATTCTATAAACTGGTTAATGGTGAATTTAAGGAAGTTGAGGAATAGAATGAAAGAAAAGAAAGATTTATCTCTGGTGTACGCTTTGAAAGAGTATGCCAGAGTAAATGGGAAAGGCGGTCCTATCATTGAATATGATAGGTGCTTTACTCTTGACGACATCAAGGCTGCTTTCAACGCAGGGCGTGAGAGCGTGGTGGACAGCTTTCCTGAATTGGAGTGGAAAGGGTATGCGCCTTTCATACATGCAGCTACTTATATTGGTAGATATATCATTGACAATTTCGGAATATGGTTATTACGCTTTAACGGAAAGGAAATTCCACTCTCTACTGGTAGTTCTTTAGAAGAAGCCAAGCAGGCAGCAAACGAGGACTATAAGAAACGAATTAAACAAGCATTGGGGTTATGACAATATTAGAGTTACAGAAAAGACTTCAAGAAATGTACGAAAAGTACGGAGATGTTGAAGTGGTAATGGAAGATACAGATTGGACTGGTGTTGAAAGATACCATGATGAAATCTTCAAGGTAAAAAATGTAAAGTACAATGGCAATATCGCTGTTGCACTGGCAAACAATTAAAGTTATGAACGGAATAACTATTAACAATAGACAATACATCTTTCTTGAAACAAGCGAGGAAGTCGATTGCGACAAGTGCGATTTGAACAAGGAAGATATGTGTAAATCAAGCCTTATCTGTAAGCATTTCCACTGCTTATTGCACGGATATGAAGATGAGGTAGGAGTGTTTAAGGAACTAAAAGTAGAAAAGTAATATGAAAAGAGTAACAGAAATTAGTCAACTTACAAAAGGTGACATTATCGTAACAATCGTAGACCACAAGATTGTAAAAAGAGAGTTTGTATGTGTGCATCCACACAACGACAAGTATTCACTGTTCTTGGATGAATTGCAGGATGGGTGTCCCAAGTTCTACAACGATAATCTCAAAATTAAAGAGTGGTATTTGTTTACAAACAGTAAGGAGGATTGGAAAGAACTCAATGCCATGATGTTTAAGGAACTCAAAAAGACAATAGCTTTTTACGAACAACGTAGCAAATAAATAAGATTATGAAGCGTGAAATATTGTTTAGAGGGAAACGTAAGAATGGGCAATGGGTGTACGGCTCGCTCGTTGTGTCAGAAAACATCGCCCCTGCCATTTACTATGAGGTTGGCAAAGGTGTTGCAAAGCAGTTAGACTGGTGTTATGTAAACCCCGACACCATTGGTCAGTACACTGGACTGAAAGACAAAAATGGTGTTAAAATCTTTGAGGGGGATATATTAGATTACACATTATTTGACACTTTTGGTGAAGACCATCAATATAAGGGGGTTGTAAAGTGGATTGATGATTGCTTCATTTGCGATAATAGCGATGGCTTTAATGGATTTGCTTGGGTAGTAAACCAAAGCCTCGAGTTAGAAGTTATTGGTAACATTACAGATAACCCCGAATTATTGAAGTAAAGCGCATGAAGAAGATTTTTTTTAATGACAAGTACTGCCTCACGCAGGCGGTGCTTGATGGGACAAAAACAATGACAAGGCGAGTACTGAAAGAGGGTACACCGCTTGGTAATTGGGAGGAAATGGCAAAGTATCTACCTTATAAGATTGGTGAAGTTGTAGCTATAGCGCAAAGTTACAATGACGTTTATAATGAGTTAGAGGAACAAGGGGACGATGTTGCAAACGATTGGTGGCTTCCTTCTTTTGAGGGCAAAGTCCTTGATACTTTGGCTGGATATAAAAATAAAATGTTTGTAAGGTCTGACTTTATGAAACATCATATTAAGATTACAGATGTTAAGGTGGAATATCTCCAGGATATTTCAGACGATGAAGTTTTGCGAGAGGGGATTTATCCTCAACGTTTCTTTAATAAAGTAGAATATGTGTTCGCAACAATGGGAAAAATGAATAATACTCCCGTTCATTGGCTGAAAACATTTCCAACACCACGTGAAGCCTTTGCTGCTCTCATCGACAAAATCAGCGGTAAAGGCATGTGGGAGAGTAACCCATGGGTGGCGGCATATAGTTTTGAATTAATTGATTAGCGTATGGACGAATTAAGAAGAGAATATATCATTCCTGTGCATTTAAATCATGCGGAAATGATAGATTGTAGTTATCTACCTAACAGAAAGAGTAAATCTCGTGTAGGGTCAACACCCTACGCAAGTAAGAGGAAAAAGAAACGTAAAAAGTAAATAGTATGAATATAGACAAAGCAAGACAAGCAAGAGATTTCTTATCAGAACTTGACGACTTGAAAGAAATAAAAAGACATACAGAGCAAGAAAATATTCATTGATGGTCATTCCTTACACCCGAGATAATAAATGAGAATAAGGACGGATTAAAAATGCATGGAGTTCTGCGCGAAGAGTTTACGAAAGCCGTAGACCGAAGTATTAAACAATTAGAAAAACAAATAGAAGAACTATGAAAGTAGAATTACAATGCGGTGATACAATCACCATTCCTGAGGGTTGCAAGGCAATCGTTAAGGACGGAAGCGTGGTATTTGAGAGAGAAAAAGAAGAGTATAAAGAAGAGTTCAAAAGAGGAGATGTCATTGTAAGTAAGATGAATGAAATCTTGCTTGTAGATGTTCACAGCTTCGAAAATTGCAGGTTAAGAAGTTTCGTCCATATACAACAAGACGGAATGTTGTCCGATTCTTCTTATTCTTTGTGGAATGGGAATCATACATGGCGTCTTGCTACAGAAGAAGAAAAACAGTTACTCTTTGATAAAATGAAAGAGCAAGGGCTAAAATGGAACGCTGAGGAAAAGCGAGTGGAGACGATTAGGTGGAGAGCAAAGAAAGGTGGAGACTACTACTTTATTGACGTTGATTTAACAGTTAAAAGTATAGACGATACTTATAGCACTTTTGACAACAAACTTTGGAATGCTCTCAACTATTTTCACACCGAGGAGCAAACCGCTGAAGCTGCAAAACGTGTACGAGAAGCCTTGCGACAATATCATGAGGAGATAGGAGAGTAATTATGGATATTCGTAAGATTAATATAGGTGACAAAGTCTGCAATAAAGATGACGGCTTCCCTATGATAGTCGTGGGGCTTTACTCAACTCTTGCCGACTTGAGCAACGGAACAGTTTCCCTCGATTTCGAGGAAAACGAAGGCGACATGTGGGAGGAAGAAGCAAAAGACTTGATACCCTATAAGGATTAGATACTAACACATTAAAAAACGAATGAGTATGCGCTAACGTTCTCTGATACGGGCATAACTATGACAGCAAAGGAATACATTAATAGACGTGCTGCACTTGTTGGGCAGGCGAAGAAGATAAATAAAAAGTTCTTTCCTCGATGTGTCAAGGCAAAGCTTAGGCAGATTGCAAGATTAGAAAATGAGTATCGTGGTACTGACTACGAAACTCGTAAGAATGAACTTTACAACGAATGGTTTAACTAATGAAGGTAATTTTAGATATTTCATTTGATGGGAGGAACATCAATGACATTTATAACCTGCCGTGTGTAATGGCAGTGACGAAAGATGCAGGAGGAAAGCCTGCTGTAATTCTCAAAAAGACACACACCAAAGGACGAACGATAGCCAGACTTGGCGACCATATTTGTCAATATGAGAGTGGTTTATGGCAGGTTTACGGCTCTGAGGCAGCCGATAAAATCATTAAAGGAGGAAAGTACGCACATGAATGAATTTAACGCAAAGAAGTTGGCTAAGAAAGAGATAGTTGACTTCATGAAGATAACAGAAAAGCATAGGGAAACATTTAACCACGTTTCAGCCCTATTCCATACTATCGTAGGTGGAACGAACGACATCGCACATACCTATATGCGCGATGCAATAGAGAAAATCAAAGAAGCAGGACTATACAAGCAAAGGGTGAAGAAAGCGTGCAAAGATGCTATGTCCCGATATGATGTCTTTGATAAACTTAATATGCAGGATATGCAGAATGCAGAAACCGACAAACGTCAGCTTTACATGGACTTCCTCGATAGTGTCGATGAAAGGCTAAAGCCTCATATATTTCTATTCCGCCAAGCAATAAAAAGAGTACTTGATAGGAATATGATAAAGGATAGTGACTTAAAGTCATATATTATCCTTGCATACGAGCTTATCAATTACTCGGTAGAATTGTTCGATAAGTTCATCGAAGGATGTCCGTCTTGTCCTCCTGTAAACTTCGGACTTACCTTTAAGCCTGCACGACTTCACGCTGTTCGCCAAGCATGGGGGCAGGTTGAGGAAATACTCTGTAAAGACTGTGTCCACATTGACCTCAACAAAGATGAGAATTGCAGACGTTCCCTTGATGTTATCGAGCTAAACCTCGTTTCGGAGAAGTTTATCAACGAAAGCGGTACGGCTGCCCTTGAACTTAACCCTGACGCACGAATGGAAGCCGATAGACACATGATGGAGTGGGACAAGAAAAACCACAAAAAGTATGAACTCACTGATAGACAAGCAGACTATCTTCGTGAGAACTACCACTTGAAAACCAACAAGGAACTCGCAGCGTTTATCGGTTGCGGTCTTACAAAGCTGCGTGAGTTTGCAAAGGAATTAGGTCTAACAAAAAAGAAAGTAGCATGAGTAGAACAAAATTTTGTATAATGGCAGTTGTAACCCTTGCTACATTTGGGTTTGCCGTTTACGTACATAGTAACAACAGACTTGTAAGAGGTATAGTTATCGAGAAATCGGAGATACCCGAACACTACGAAACGATAGATAAGGGTGTCTTACCTTATGAGCAGAAATACATTAATGCTCAGTATTTCGTCACTCTTTCGTTTCACAATCGAAAGGAAAAGATTGCTGTTGACTGGGCGACTTTCGACAAATCCGTTATTGGTAAAGAACTAACAATAAAAAGATAATATGGGAAAGAGAGATTTTCAAGAATTGATGGACTTTGCAAGAGAAAACAATCTCATGAACAAGCCACTGAATATAGTCATTCAGAAGTTTAGAATTTACAAAGGGAGTGCCAAGTAGGTGCTCCCTTTTTTGTTTATACGAAAAACCCTGCTTGTCCTCTCGGATTGCAGGGTTATCCTAAAAATAATCTTACCTGAAAAATAACTAAAAACCTAAATCAATTCAAAACAAATTCAATACTTTTCTCCTACAAATTTAGCAAATTATCGCGAAAGATGCAAGAGAAAAGGAATATTTATTCAATGAATTTACCGCAAATTCTTTCAAATATTGCAAACATTGGAAAGAATTAAATCTTCCTATACTTCTTCAACAGCCAAACAACGATATAGCCAATGATTGCAAGTAGAAAGGTCGACATAGCACCGATTGCCCAACCACCGACATCCATCTTTATTTTCTGCCATCTACTTAACTCTCGCTCAATGACCTTAGGAGCCTCGATGTGTTCCTTCATAGTTGCACGCAAGCTATCATTGCTCGCTTTATAGCAGTCAATCAGACGTAGGAGTGTAAGATTATCCTGCGTAGCATGCCAGCGGTCACGATAGCGAACAATTAACTTTTCTTTGATGTGTCCTTGATCGTCCTTGATGATTACAATGCTATCATGAATAGCGACACTATCACGGATGTTAATCACCTGCCGAGTGATTAAACTATCCTTGATATGTACGCTGTCTTTCCTTGACATGTAGATAGTATCAGTGCGGATAGACTGCACAGGTACATACACTCTATGTGAACAACTAATACAAAGTGCCGTCATCGCAAGTAAGCCAATGATGATTAACATTGTGTACACGTAGTACTTAATTTCCTTATCTTCCATACTCTTATACATTTAATGTGAAACACTGCCTGCGTTGCTTTCCGTCCGCACGCTTATAGCCTACATGCACCCATCGGGATGTCTTCGACTTCTCGATAATGATTTGGTCAAAGGCATAGCCCATATGGGAAAACTCTGTTGCAAAGAACTTTTCAAACTCATCCTGCTTACCATTGACAGGCTGCAAGTCTGCTGCGTACCCCTCAACGTGTGCAGAGTTCTTCACTCCACCTACTGCCTTATTCAGTTCTGGAGAGCGATAGCCACTTGACACACGGATTGCAGGCGTACTGAGAGAATATCTCTCACAATATTCTTCCCACTCTGCTCTAATACACTCTAAAAGCGTAATCGTTTCCGTCAGATGAACCCTTACATTTGCTGGTGGGTTGTTGCTAATCTTTAATCTGTCTGCGGTGTTGGATTGTACCATTTCCGCTATTGAAAAATTTGCCATAATCTATTTCCTTTGCGAATGAGTGCTTTATAATTTCTATAAAATTCTTATAAACTTTTTATAAGCAAATTATAAATATTCTTGTAACTATTTGAATATCAGTTTATAATTTTCTTATAATTATTATATAAAAATTTATAGAGCATTTATAAAATTATAAGCACCCATTCTGTTGTGTTTATTAAATCTGCCAAACTAAGATACTTTTCTTCTCTTTAATGACTTCCTTCTCTACAACGATAGGGTCGGGCATAGCGAGTTTGAGAGCATCGCCATTGTCGTCAACGAGTTCTATGTTAGAAGTGGCGGTGAATGTTTCTCGTCTGAATCCGTCTGAGAAATTCTCATCGGGGTAGTCAATAGACACTTCTATCTTTACTCTTCCTTTTCCTAAGTTGTGGTTATCGAAGAATATTATCAGTTGTTTGTCTGCGACTTGACAATTAGAACATACTCCGTTCCTCCTCTCTGCCTTGTATGTGGTAAGCCCATTTCCTGCGGTCGCCTTAACAGTGAAATCACAATCAGGGAATACTACTATTTCACCACCTCTTATCAGCTTAATGCCGAGTGGGAAGTCACTCTTTCTGTTGATTCTTAATATCCCGTCAACGTGTCCGCTGCTTTCGTTTCCTATGGTTACTGTTTCCATTATCCCAAAATATTAAATGTTGTAATAATAGTAAAGCACACGCCTTCCTCCCATAGAACACTTCGCTTCCGTCTGACAAGGTAGATAATGCCGTATATCACCCAAAAGACAAGAAAACGACAATCAGTAATCCCGATTAAGAGTTGAGAGGAAATAGCTGCCGTGAAAGCCCCTGCCATGTGAAGTGCTTTGCCAATCGTTCGATAATGTGGGCTTGCTCCGACCATCATCATTCCAAAAAGGAACACAATGCCTAAAAAGCCTACCCAACCACTTGTATTTACAATCATTTGCGGTGTCATAAGGAAAGCACCCATGACAATTACAAACGTGAATATATTTGGCGATTTAACAATATAGGCGGTTTCAGAAAGGCTACATAGTGGGCAGCCTTTCTTTTTCGCCATTAATATCGTGTACACCATTAGTAGTAGGCTTCCGATAATGCTTGCTATAAGTACTGCTATCTTCATAACTGTAGTTTTTCGGGATAACCTTTCGTGAAGTCGTATGCGCTCACTTCCTCTATTGACGACAAAGATGCGATAGCCGCCTTATGTTTGACCGTCACCATGAAAGTTGCATCCGCATAACGTTGAATCTTTGCAAGGACAATCTTTGCCGTTGGAATATCAATCGTTAAAGGTTGTCCTGCAATGGCAAATGTGATAGTCGTTTCGCCAAGTGCTTCTGCTGCGTCAATACTCACATTATAGCTTGCACGTTCTGAAGGTGTTAACCACGTGTGCATACTTTTAAACGTGAAGTCGTTTACATCTGATGACTGATTGAACACGTCAAGTTCTGCAAGTTTTCTGTCTTTCGCATCTTGCAGGAGTTGCTCTGCTGTTTCTGTTTCTACCTGCTCATAGCCGTTTGCCTTGAGCGTTTCTTCTGTTGGGTTGACAATTCTAACCCCTCCTACCTCGATATAAACACCGTTATAGGTGTCGTTTCCTTTCTTGTATTGTTTCATAAGAATTATTTAATTTATCTAAATTACTAATAATGTTAAAAATATTAACCTCATTATATACCCTAAATCTACATAAAGGCAAATACGTATCATTCGTGATACTCGCTGAGAGGGCGAATTAATTTAGCTAACCAAAAGCTACTATACTCTTGCTTATATCGTTCAAAACTTGAGTTTGGAACATAGATATATTTTAAATTCTCATTCAGACTATTAATAGAAGAATTACTAATTTTAGGAGGAGTTTCTGGTAAAAGAATAACTGCTGTAAGTTTCTTGTTTCTTATTATAGATTCTCCCATAATTTCTTTCACATTAACTGGGATAGTAATCTCTTTTAATCCCGTATTAAAAAATGCTTGATAAGATAATTTTACAAGTGACTCGGGTAGTTCAATAAAACTTAGATTCGTGCAATTAGAGAAGGATACATAATACCCAACTACTTGCCCTAATACTTTGATGTTCTTAAAAAACTTGAACTCTTTAAAGTCTCTTATATCCTTGTTGTTTGTAAACTTAGTCCCGATGGAACTAACAGCAGCAGCTTCCTCCATAGAGAGTTCTCCATCACCGTCTTTATCCCAATTTTCTATGCAGATACGCCTCACTTCGGGGTCTTCAAAATGCACAAACTTTGGATTTTTCGCCACGTTTGCAAGCAATTTCTCGAATAAAATCATAACGTTCCTCCCATTATTAAAAGTCCGTTAACGATACACGCTTGATATGTCTGCCCCTTTTGTGGCTTGAACACATCGCCTATCCACTTTATATCACTTGGTAGAGAAAGTTCTGTCCCACTCGCTGGTGGGCAAGTGAACTGAAAGCAATACTCGGCAACAAATTGTGTGTCTGTGTTTGGTGCTAAAGTAAGCGTAAGGCTATCAACGACACCCCACACGTGCATAACATTCGGTGTGAGTGCAAATACCTTATCATTTGTCCCATGATTCTGCAATCGGAGGCGACCATCAGCTCCATTCGTGCCATTTATGCCTTTTTCGCCCTTGTCACCCTTCTTTCCTTTGAGCATTGTTACGCTCATCTTCTTAAGCGTGCCATCTTGTGCTACCACTGGTAATGACGAGAAATCCTCAATGTTATCTGATACTGGGAGTTCTGTGATGTCCTGCGACTGCCCTTTGATAGTTTCTATCACCTCGTGGACGATGCCACTCTTTTCTTCTTCTGTCATATCTTTATCGTTAAATGGTTATTCAAACTTTGGTTTGTTATCATCGACTTTTACATGAGCCGTTTTGAGATATTCGCTAAGGAACGGTACTTTGTCGATTGCTTTCAGTGTCAGAACGTAATAAACAAAACCTGCCACTTTCCACATTGTAGTATCCTCAATGAGCATCATTCTCCAATTTCGGACGATATTCGTGGAGTAAAACCAAATCGCCACACCGCACAATGCCTTTACAACTCCGAGTGTCTCTTCTCCTGCATGAAGGAAATAGCCTGTAATGAAGATAGAAGCTGACATTACGAAGAATAAACAACAATGATAGAAGAACACCATTGACTTTTTCAGATTCCACTCCTCACCGTGTTTCAGTCCTGCAACTAATCCAAAGATATAGTTGACTCCAAAGACTACAAGCATAGCATACATAAAGTCCCTTATGGGAAAGAATAAACTCAGCATTCCGCTGATGACACTACACATTACGTACTTAAACTGTTCTAAATAATTCATACCAGACACATTAAGACTCCAATAACTGAACCCACCAACCCAGCAGCTATGTCCTTAAAGTCAAACTGCTCTTTGCGAAGGTAATAATCAACACACTCTTTTGCCACCATTAGCAGCAACACGCCAACAATAGCAGGATACGCCCATGCTTCAACGTGTGCAAACAACTTACCAAGCATAAATGCTAAGATAAGACCTACAAGCAAATGCAGATACTTATCGCTACCAATGGATGCGAGTCGTTCAAAAAACCTGTAAATACAATCTAATAAACTTTTCATATTCTTTTATTTTAAGTTAATTACATAAGAAACACATACCACTTATTTATTATCTTAGAATATACTACTCGGAAGGTATATTTTATATCGCCACTTGTTCCATTTAAAGAATGCTTAAAGGTGTAAAGATTCTCGATAGGGATATTATCTGTCGTTGTGAAATTAATATCCACACCGTTTACTGAGTATATGGTAAATTCCTCTCCATCTTCTGGGCTTGAAGGCAATGTAAACGTCTTTGTGTTCGAACTAACAAACAAGATAGAAGAGTCGCCTAAACCAAGTGAATAATTCTCGCTAATCACCTTTAACGAACGACGAAAACCACCATAAGTGCCACGCAAAGCGAGTATGGCATGATTGTTTTCCCATCCAAATGTAGGGTCTGGGTGTATATCTAAGAATATACCTACCTTTTCAAAGTCTGAGCGTGGCTCATTCCTCAAGCTTAACATCATATCCTTTCCAGCATGCTTCCCAAGTGGGTCTTCACCTAATATAACTTGCCTCTTAGATTTCTTATAGTTATATATTAAGCAGTTATCAAAGAGTGTTAATCCGTCACTATCTTTTCCATAACCTATCATTCCATGCAGGATTTTCCAACCAGCAATAGTTCCTTTGTTAGTATTGATAGTTCCCTCAAATGTACTATCACCAGTTACTGTGAGATTCTTAAACTTTGCTTCTTTTGCATCAATCTCTTGTGCTTGTATGCCCGCTGCAACGATTTTTACGGCATCAATCAATGCTGCTGATAACTTGCCACCTTCTATAAGTACAGTTTCCTTGCCGTTGTTATCGACAAATACAGTCTTGTCAGACTTCACTTTAAACTCACCGTTTTCAAGACGCAACTCAACCTCTTTTGCCTTGTCCTCTCCCGTTTCACCATCTGCGGGTATCCATGACGCTGCACTCTGCGTACCCTCTGTGACAGTCACCCAATTAACTGTTACCTCTGCATTACGTGCCTGTGGCTCCTTGTTCGGTGTTGGGTATGCATCGAAGAAACATAACCCGTCATTAGGTAGCTTATCCGCGGTGGGAGTAGTGAAAGTGAATGACACAACGGAATCCGTGGGGGTGTTAATCTCTAAGTTCGCACCACCTGCGGAGAACTTCCATCCATCTGACACTACATAACCTTGTAAGGTCTGCTTCTTCGTGATAGCATCCGCACTGATATGTCCGCACATGGTAATGGTGTATGTCGTCTGTGGCTTTAGCTTGATAACCTTTGCTTCCTTTGTGAAACCATAAGAAGAAAATGTCTTTTCATATTTGCCACCCTTTAGGAGGTTCTTTACACCGTTCTTTATCCCGTCTACCTTAAGGGATATACTGTCGGCGGTCTGCTTGATAGTTGTTATATTCTCTCCTTGCTGCGATACTGTTGTACGCAAGTCGCCCACCACGTCAACATAAGAAGATGATTCCATGATGATTTGCACCGTGCGTGTGTCAATGACCTTGTTTGCCTTGTCCTTTAGTTCTATGATAACATAGTCAGGGCGATTCTGTGCCTTTGAATAGTTCGCTAACTTATAAGTACCACTATTCACCGCTCCGTTTGTCATGGAGATAGTTACGCCGTTGTTCATGCGTACAGTGACGTGGTAGCCTTGTGCGCTACCTGCTTCCGTTGTCACTTGCGCACCCTTGACGTGCTCAATGATGTACGAAAGGGTTACATACAGTGCGTTGTCTACTCCAACGACTGCCTTTTCGCTCTGTGGCTGCAAACGATAGTATTCTGCGTCTGCACCGTTTTTCACGTTGTAAAGGGGTATCCCCCCTCTTGCTCTTGTTCCCATGTGTTATCCCTCTATTATGCAGTCAAAATATGCCATGGTAAGCACCTCCGCTGCGGTTACTGTTATTCGTCTACCTACTTTCTTATGTGCGTTGTTCCATGCCGTATCCGTGTTCTGTCCGCTTGTACGTATCCACGACCATGCCGTATTTGGTATGGTATCCGAAATATCAACATTCCCTTTTCTGTATGTCGCTAACAGAACAACGCTACCTTGTGAATTGTGGATTGAGCCACTCTCAATAGTTACTTCAAGGCTATAGGCTTCACCCTCTGATACTTGCTTTATCCACTTTGTACTCGTTTCGGATGGTGCTTCGATGGTAGTGTTACCTATTCCAACGTTACAAAGCCACAGAGAGCCTTGATACGAGAATCTATCGTAATGACCTGCGGTAGTTCCGTCAACCCATTCTCCTCTGTCGCACACCAAAGAACCACTTACTCCTGTACCTGCTGCGGATATAATCTTGAAACGGTCTGAACGCACCGTTATCTCTTTAGGGCTAAACTCATTAATAATGTGTGAATCAAGGTCGTAGTTATTGATTCCTGCATAGTCCACACGTTTCCCCTCTGAGACATAGATGATGTGAGCGTATTGCCTATCGGTGTCGGTCTGACTTCCTAATTGGATAATGTCATCCTCAGCCTTTGGAATGTCATTATCAGCCTTTGTATCATAGCCTATACAAGTATATTGTTTACCGTCAATAGCAAGATCAAGTGTGCCACGAACATCCGAAAGGTCTACAAAGTGGTATAATTTACCATTAATAGTTTCCGTTCCCTTGTTCACCACCAGACGCCAGTAGTATCTGTTTGCAGAACCGCCTGCTGTGCGTGATACAAGATTTGAAGTCTTACACATCGCTTGGTCGCCAATCCTCCAATCGTTGCTTGTACGTCTGTCGCCATCATCTGCCAAGAAATAGCAACGATAAGCAGTAATTGTCTTTCCATTTGGAGTAGTGCTATACGACAATAAAGCATTGTTCACAAGCACCTGTTTGTTTGCCGATTGGAAGTAAATGGTACTCTTTACGATTGGTACACCAGTATTATCAATCGGAATAACATCACTAATATGCGCACTTGCAGACGTAAATCCAACATCGCCAGTAGTAAAGGCAAGTCGTCTATACTCCAACTCCGAGAAGGTCGCTTTCTGTCTTACATTGAGTTTATCTACCTCTGCTATGGACTTTCCGTATTCGTCCTTGTAAATGCCAAAGCCAGCACCATCCAATAGTCCCGAACGGAAATCATCACTCTTTACAGAGTTAGCCTTGATAAATCGAGCAAATAAGTCGCCAAGTTCAGTTATTCCATACCCATTACCAACAGCAATACCCTTTAGAAACGTTATCAACTCTTGGGCGGTGTCGGGGGCGTTCTTTCTGAGGAAGCGTGGGTCTACATAGTTCTTTATAAGTTCACTTGTCTGTGTAGAGTTTAATCCTCCACCGCTGAAATTACCCGATAGGATATTATTGACATCCTCCTTTAACTGCGAGATAGTACCCTTGACGGCTTGATTGCCAACGGTTATCTCCTGAATAATCGGGTAATCCAGCTTTGTGACCAGCCTAAGGACACGTGTCTTTAACTGATAGCCAAAGCCATCGTCAAACGTGACTTTCTGACCGATATAGAGGTTAGGATTCTTGTTATCGAAAGCTACCGCATTAGAGGAGAATGAGTAGTTATTGTTATCTTGCGCACGTCTTTTTATCTCCTTGATGGTGCGTGCTGCTAATTCTGCTTGGGCAAGTTTCGTTTCATGCTCACCCATTACGATGTTAAACAGCACGACCATATTACAAGTGAGGTCAGGGAGATTCTTACCACGTGGGTAAAGTCCCTCGCTCTCATTGGTAGGGATAATGGTATCTCCGCTTTGATACTTGACAATTTCGTAATCACCCTTTAATATGTCGACACCACTATCTCCCTCGTTTGGTTTCGGAGTGATAGGGTTGTTTACTTCGTGGTAGTGGAGTTCAAACCCTTCTTGCCCATTAGGCTGTCCGACAAGTCCCTGCGTGAGTACGTCATATTGCCCATCTACTGCGTGGGTGTTAACTTTGAATATTCCTTTAAGCGTGTACCCTTGTAACACCTGCTTTGTTCGGTCTATCTCATAGTCATACCAATAGTGAGTAATGATGTTTCCGCTTTCGTCCTTATCGTGAGTTATATTGATAGCGGTCTTGCCAGCTATCTTAGTTGTAGAAGGGAACGCAAGGCGCATATACCAAATAGTATATGTCTTTTTGTTTCCTCTGCTGTCAAGTTCTATTGTGTTTGTCTGAGAGTTCTTGAGGTAACGCACGTGCTTACGGACATTGTAAACATACAAGTCGATATGTGGATAAACATCATCAAAGGAGAGTGCAAGCGTTTGCTTGATTTCCCCTGACGCTTCAAATGCTTCCTTTGTGATGACGTTCCCATCTGTGTCTACATAGATATATCCGTCAGGGTAAACAGCCTTGTCAAGCCCTAATCGTGCAAGCGTGGCAACGTTACCAGTCCCCACAAGTGCCTTTGTAGACATATTCTTTGTTGAACCCTGCGGATAGAAACAGTTATAATACGGTTCTTTACTATCGCTTACAGATGCCTTCTGTATGTTATCGTGTACCTTTAATGTAGGAATATCCTCGCCAAGATTAATGCTTATCTGACCGAAATACAACGCTTTGTGTTTCCACGATAGATGCCACTCACAAGCGTTATTCTTGCAGCCTTGCGCAATAGAAGATAATACGGATAAAATGTCGTTTGCTGATACCGAGAAAGATACGGAGCTATCCACATTACCGCAAAGGGTGAATGTAAACTTTTCGCTCTCTGTCGTTATATTGAGTGCTTCATTGATAGCCTTACAAGCGTATTCAAGTGCGTTTGTCGTTAATCCATCATAGGACCACTCCTGCTGCTTGATAGGGTTCTTATCCGCATCTGTGGTGTTATAGAGAAATGGCACACGTGAAAGCCACATCAAAGGGTGCTGAAATTCGGGGGTGTACTTAAATCCTTTATCGTCCTCTGTCGGTGTGTATGGACTGAGTAGCCTATACTTCAAGCCGTCATCAAAAGGTATAATATACGCACCTGCTGGCAAAGTGAGTTTTACATCGCTCTGCCATGATAACCTTATAAGGTCACTTCTGCCTAATTCTTGCTCATGATCTGCGCCTTCTGTCAGTGTCGCATCGAATATCTTATTGTTATGAATGTCGTATATTACCATAATCGCAAAGATAACAAGAAAAGAAAGGGTATGGGAATGGGATAAAAACAGAAAAGCCACAACGTTTTTGTTGTGGCAAATCTTTTATAAGTGGTTAAATTACTTTGTAATTGCTTTCTGTGCTATTGTTGTCTATCTGCTCGGATAGAAGATGCATTATAACATCATTCATAGCTATGTATGCGTTATCTAATGAGTCTTCAAAGGCTTTATCATAACCTAATAGGGTTTCATGAACTTTGCCCAATGTGTTAAAGCACTCATCTAATTTCTTTTTGCAGTCGAACAGCTCTGCCGTTTCTTTGCATAGGATTATTGTCTTAATCTCGGTCATAGTCTTAATAGTTTTATAATCTTATAATTTGTTGATTTTCAGCATGGTCGGTTTTCCGTCTATGGATTTTTTTCTTTGAAAGCCTTATTATATGCTTTCACTTTATCATTAAGTGTACGTAATTGCTTTATAAGATTATCTATATTATCGGTTGATAAGATAGTTACAATCTCATTATCTCGCTCTTCGTCCTCGATTAACAGCACTACTTCTGCATCCATTTCATATGTGCCATCTGAGTCGGTGATTTGCATTCTTGATGCTTGTATGCTGAGTGTTACATCGTTTGATGTTTCAATCTCAACTCTTTTGTTAAATTCTAACTTCTTCATGCCGTTCTAAATACTTTTGGATATTGATTTTCTTGATACTTCTTTCTAAGATAGTTTATAAGACTATCATAGTTCTTGATAAATCCGTCATTGATGAGGTCAGCGATTTTCTTTTCAAGCTGATAGAGTTCTCTCTGTTTGTTCTCGTCACCATATTTGTTTCTTGCCATCTTCTCATGACAACCGAATACTATCCAGTTGAGAGCCTCTGCCACCTTTTGCATTGCCTTTGGCATAAAGTCAGCAGGGACAATCTTACCGATTGCAGAACTTAACTCTCGGTAGGCATCGCCAGCGTCATTGCGGTACTTTATCATTTCGTCATAGACAAAGCGGATAACCTTTACTTCAAATGTTGGGTTTATCCACATGGCAAACTTGATAAATAGTATTGGGTTCATCCAAACCTTATTGGGTGTTCTACCATTCTTTAAGTTTCTACCTTTTACGTGCTTTATTAGGTCTAACTCTGTAACTTGCTGATTATCACCATGGAGCATTTTTGCTCCATGGCTTTTTCGTTCATTTTCATCTATTACGAGTGCAGCAAGAAACTCTTTTGTTGTGTCCATTTCTAAGAATTTACTCATTTGTCTTTTGGCATTACCATCAATAGCATTCCACTGCCTTAAAAGTTCGCTACCATCGAAAAAACCATCGCTTGTACGCTGTGTAGCTGAAAAATTCTCAATCTTTCGTATCATTTCTTGATTGCTTTTCATATCTTTGTATCGTTTTTTGTTTGCCCCTTTGTTCGTGCTAAAATTTCGGGGGCGTTTATAAAACAAGGGCAAAAACTAAGAAGTCTTGATGTGGTGTTTAGACCTCGAAGTTAATGCCCTTTAAATATCTTCTCTACCACCAAACACCACTAAGGCGGTTACTACATTGCAAAGATATATCTTTCTTATCTTCTATCTATTTTATCTTTTGTGAGTAAAATAACAACGCTTCGATTGTTGTTTTTTCTCAGTTGTGATAGCGTTATCCACTATCTCATTTACCCACGATGCTGTTTCTTGTAAATTCTTCATTGTCCCTTTGGTTTATAGGCAAGCACTTTACCTAAGTTATACACGACTTGTTCTACCACCCATACAAGTGGTTCACCTTTCTTATCTGTACCATATTCATATATGATAGGTTCGCCCTTTTCGTCTGTGATAATCTCACAATAGGCAGACTTCACTTCAACAAGTGCTGATGCTCTGTTTTTCGCATAGCCTACATAAAGCTGTAAGGCATCATACTGAATAGGGATAGCGTTGCCGTTCTCATCTTCTACTTCGTAGCCGTCTTCATCAAGCTGTACAAGTCGCTTGAATGTCGTTGGCTTCACCTCTCTAAACTCTTGCTTTTTCGTGCCTTTGATGATTTCGTCAAAATAGCACTGCTTAATGATAAGGTTTAATGTTTTCATACCTTATTATATTACGCTATCTTTACAAGATTTGCTTTTTTGAAACAACGCCACTCGTCTTTTTCAGTGTCAAAATACACTTGGCAAGTGTCTGCTGTTTTCTTTGTACCCTTTGTTGCTGGTATTCTCTCACTCATAAGAGTGCCGTAAGCCTCTCTCAGACTGCCGTCGACTTTCTGAAAGTAGAATTTAACAACTCGCTTGCTAAGGGCTGCTTTTAACTTGATGTTTGCCCAAGCGCACTTTAACGCTTCTGATAATATATAACCATTCTTGCGAACGAACTGCCAAGCAAGATTCATTACCTCTCTCATAGTGTTCTTTAATGTAGTACTCATAATCTTTATATTTTAATAGTTTTATACTTTGTTTCTTAATCACGATGCAAAGGTAAATAATACTATTTACATAAACAAATAAAATAGTAATAAAATTATTGCTATTAACATAATTTAGTAAATAATATTGTTTACATTATATATATAATAGTTATCTTTGCAATATGAGAATAAAAGAAGTATTAAAAGAAAAGGGCATAACTCTTTCGCAACTTGCTGACACTATGGGCGTAAGCCGTCAAGCGTTGAGTCGCCAAGTGGCAGGAAAGCTGCTTGTAGAAAAAGCAGAAGAAATTGCCGCTGCTCTCAACGTCCCTATGTGGCAGTTGTTCGTTTCCCCCGAAGAAGTGTCAGGAAGTAGAGATTTCGTGGCTTTCATCAAAGACGGAAAGAATATCTACCATGCAAATAACATTGAGGAGCTGGAGGATGTAATAACTGGCATCAAGGGGCAAGAGAGGAACGGAAATTTATCCAGCATAAAAATATAAGAGGTAGGGAATATTATAAAGAGACAAGATAATTGTACGGTAAAGTAATGAATTTCAATAAATATACTTGGGAGCTGTATAAGCAAACCAATGGTGGCAAAGAAACCGTTAGCTTGTTTCAAAACGCGGCTCACACCGTATCTATATATGAACTCGTTTCCAAGTATAACCCTATGGAAGCGAAGTTCACGGATAAAGACAACATAGAAGATTGTTGTGAACTTCTATGGGAACTTGCAATCGAACAAATGCCATTGCCTGCCAATATAGATGAGGCACGAAACCTGTACGAGCAAATAATAGATGGTGCAATTTTGTTTGAAGACGGGGAAGTATTTATAGAAAAAGCAGACTATAAGACATATCTCATGGCTAACATGGATATATCATTTATGCTGTTTTTCAAAGAACCGGAATATTTCTTTCCTAATATGTTCCGATACCATTTCTTTGACTTTTTGAAAGTCTTAGATTATTTAGGTATAGAATTACCTGCATTCCCTAAGAAGAGTGATTACAAGGCACGATGTATGTATTATTGGGAAATCTGCGAAGTTCTATACTATTTTCGTAAGGAAAACGGACTATCTCCGTATGAACTTTGCGCTCTACTTTATGATTTTGGGCAAGGGCTGACAAAAGAGGACAAAACGGATTTGCCCAAGCCCGCAAAGGCGTGGTTTATTGGAGGGAAGATACATCCAAAGGAGGATTCTGATTTTATGTTTTGGCAAGCCAACGAGGACACGATGCGAGGTGATATTCTCGTACATTATGAAACTTCTCCTATATGCGCAATAACCTGCATGTGGATAGCGCAGACAGATGGTGTCATAGACCCATTCTTTTATTACTATGCCAACACATACATAGGAAATAGGATGAATGCTCCTCACATCTCTTTACAAGAACTAAAGGCCGATACCTACTTTTCTTCTCATCCGCTTGTAAGAAAGAACTTTCAAGGGGTAAACGGATGGGAAATGAGTAATAGAGATTATCAAGAGATCTTGCGAATAATACAAAAGAAGGGTTATGACACAAGTCATTTTCCAACTTTGTATGCTCCAAAGATAACTCCTATAGGAATAAAATTAGAGAAAGATGTAGAAGAAAAACTGCTTATCCCTTTGCTTCATAGCATGGGTATAACGGAGTATATGCGACAGATACCTTTGCGTGCTGGCCGTGGAGAAAGGGTATATCCAGACTTTGCTTTGGGTTGCACAAAGATTGACAATGGGTATATTGCAAAAGTCCTAATAGAAGCAAAACTATCCATGCGGAACAAAAAAGAAGTCTATTCTGCATTTCAGCAAGCCAACTCCTATGCACATTTAATGGAAGCATATATTATTATTCTGTGTGACAAGGAAAAGATACTCGTTTATACAAATGAGAATGGATTTAACAGAAATAGATATAAGAAGTTCTTTTGGGGAGATATGGAAAATCCAGATATATATAACGAACTAAAACAAATAATTCTAAAATAAAAAGTAATATGGAAATTTTAATCGCTTTGATTGCCATTATATTTGGCGTACTCCAAATCATTTTATTCTTCAAGTTATGGATAATGACAGACAATGTAAGCAAACTAACAGAGCATTTCTGTCCTAACGTGCAGCAGGATAAAAAGAAAACAACAGCCGTCGTGGCTTCAACAGGAGATTTAGTAGAAGTAAACTTCTGCAAAAATGGGGTATACCAATGTTATAACCCTAAAAGTATGTTGACGGAAACATATAACAAAGATGAGTTAATTTTTACATAAAAAAATGGTAGCTTTTAACATGATTATCACGTACAGATAACGAACTATTAGTATTTATGCAATTACAGATATTCAAATACCAGAGTGAGGAAGAGCAGCTGTTCAATGAAATAAGAACCATTGAGCAGGAAGACGGGAGTGTATTATTCGGTGCGACAGACGTTGCCCGTGTGTTAGGATATGCCAATCCGCAAAAAGCAGTTAGAGAGCACTGTCGAGAAGAGGGGGTGAACGAAATAGACACCCCCACAGAAAACCAATGGGGAAAGGTTGTAAACCAAAAGGTTAAGTATATTACGGAGGGTAATGTTTATCGCCTTATCGTAAGGTCAAAGCTACCAAATGCCGAGAAATTCGAGAAGTGGCTTTTTGATGAAGTTGTACCCTCAATCCGCAAACGTGGGTTCTATGGGAGGATTGACAGAACAGCACTACCGAACTTCATTGAAAGGTACAAAGAGAACTACCACAAACTCCCAAGAGATTATTTCTCAGTCATATCGGAGATGTATGCACGTCTATATATGGAACTTGAAAAAGTAGGATATGTAATACCTGATATGGGCGAGCATGGCAAGCAGATGATGCCCGATATTAGCGTAGGGCGTGGGTTTGCAAACTTCCTCAAACGCCACAAGTCCGAATTTTACGATACAGCAAAAACTTATCGGCATACATTCCCAGACGGTAGGGAGGTAGAAGCAAATATGTATCATATAGATGCTTTGCCGATGTTTATCCGCTACATCAACGAAGATTGGATACCTAACCGTGCTATGGAATATTTTAAGAAGCGAGACCCATTGGCTTTGGACTATCTCCCTAAGCTATTAGGTGTAAAATAAAAGGTAGCCGTTAAGCTACCCTCTTTTTATGTCCTATTGGTAGGGTTTGGTTCTATGAAAGCAAGCCCGAGTTTTGCAAAGGTTCGCTCCGTGTTCCTCGCAAATGTGCAACTCTTACCAGTGTATTTGAGGTGATAAACATCCGTGCCGTCATTAGGGACTTGTATCGTCACGTCACCCCTTCGCATAACCTTTAAAAAGGCTTTGTTCTTTGTGTTGAAATCTGCCGCATCCCTGCCCTCCATAGTGAAGTTTAGGACAAGGCTGCGTTCGTTGACCTTTGGAGTGCCGACATACTGAACCCCATCTTGTGTTCTGTCGTTGTTAGTGATATATTCCTTCATAGGGAAATATCCGTTAAGGGTGTCAAGGAAGCCATCACCCATCCTTATGCCCCATTCCATAAAGGCATCTTTGCCGTTAATGATTAATTCTGTCATATTGTATATCTTTAATATTAACATCAGAGCATGGGGGTGAACGAAAAAGTCACTCCCATACTTATTTATCTCAACAATTCTTTTGTAGATTTATTGATATTCTCCACATAGGACTTAATCTCCATTCCATTTTTAGCAATCCTTACAATGTCATCTGTTGATTGTTTCTGTACCAATAGGCTCTCAGCCCCATGTGTGCGCATTTCGTCAACCACTTCAAGAATTGTGCCTATCTTTCCGTTGATATTTTGCAGTTCCTCTTTCGGGAATGACACTTGAATTTGCGGTGTATAGCTATTGTTGATAATAGCACGATTACTATTGGCATAGTCGGGAGTAGATGAATCTGTTTGAGAAATCAACGCTCTAATATCGTCCATAGTGGCGTTCATTAAAGATAACCTTTCTTTAATTTGGTCACGTGAGATATTCCCTGCTGTGGTGAGTGCCACGATATTATTTGCCTGCTCGAAGGTGATAGTGGTCACTCCGTTGGCTGTTGCCGTCTGCGAGCTGTCACCCTCCTTTGTGATGTCGAAACCTTTTGCAGAAAAAACTTCATTTACACGTGCCATATAAGTTTTTGCAAAAGGCATAACCTTATCCATTTCGTCAGATATTCCACCAGCCAATGCAGCTACCCTATCTGCTAATTCATTCTCGCTTATCTGACCCATTGCATACTTCTTGTACAAGTCTGATAGCTTTTCCTCATACTTGCTAAAGACATTCTTCAACAGAAGTTGTTTAAGCATATCTTTAGCGATATCCGCAAAGGTCTTTGAAGCCGAGTTCTTGAACTCAGAAAGAGCATCTTTACCGTCTTTGAGCCACGACCACACCGCATCCGTCATATCAGACACCAAAGGAGAGTACATTTTTGATACATACTCATGGATAGACTTATTAAACTCATCGTATTTCTCTCTGAGCTCTACGAGTTTTTCCAATGTCTCCTTTGCCTCGCCTTGTAGCTTATGTCCGTAGTTCTTTAAGACCTCGTTGGCAAGTTCCTTGTCAATCATGCCATTCTCTCCGAATAGGTCTTTACCATATTTCTCTTTTACCCATTCTTTGAGGTCAGCAGTTTTCTGACCACGCCAAAAAGACTTATGTTGTGTCTGAATGCGGAGGTTATCCTTTGCGGCTACCTGCCCATTCTTATAAGTAATAGAACTCACAGCGGAGTCAATAGCCTTACCAACGATAGCACCAGCAAGACCTGCTACTGCCACACCTGCTGCCGTGGCCACTGTTGCCGTTACGGCTGTTGCCGACAGAGCACCTATGATAGATGAACCGAGAGCACCAAGGGCAACAGTTCCCGTACCGGCCGTAAACACGCCTGCCGCCACTGCTGCGATAGCCGTCACACCTGCTACGATTGGTATCATAGCCTTTTTCAGACCAGATGATTTATCTATATACTTCTCTTGCGCCTCATTGAGTTTCTTATAATAAGACTCAGCAACTTGACCGTGTTCCTCGTAGGCATCTTGCAAACCTTTCAGACCACTATCAGAGAACCAATTACTTTCCTCGTGGCGTGCCTTCATTACCGCAAGACGATAGTCGTTCACAGAGTCACGGAGTTTGTTTATCTCCGCTTGTTTCTGCGCTGCTTTCTCGTATAGGTCATCTTGATTAGGAAGAACGCTGCTTAACATCTGCATCAGCTGAATGGCTGCGCTAATGATAGCTAATATCGCACTTGCCGACTCAATAGCCTTCATAGCGCCTGACCCAGCCTTGCCTACTGCCGTAACGCCATCAGAGATAGTTTGATAATAGGTCATTACAGAGCCAAAGAGAGAGAAAATCTCTCCCGTCTGTCCTCCTATCTTACCGCCTAACTCGCCCATCTTATCAGCTACGCCTTGTATAGACTTCGTGAGGGTCTTGTGTGCATTCTCTATCTTATGGGTAGTCTGTGCTACCTGCTGACCTTTTGCTGCTACATCCGCCTCTGCATCTGCTAACTCCCAATATGAAGTAACCCACTTTTTAAGTTTTTTGTCGTATCCTATCTCCTTAACGACACTTTCACCCTTCTTTACTCTGTCTCTTCTGTTTTCAGCTGCTTTTAATTCATCCTGCTGCTTTATAAGCTCATCGGTGAGTTTCTTTATCATTCCGATAGGGTCACGACTGATAAGCTCATCAATCATTCCATTAATAGCATCGAAGTATGTCTTTACTCCTTCGGGGTTGAGTGCCTCGCCTGCTGCTTGCTTTACCTCGCTAAATCGTCCGATAAGGCTGTTTAATGTATCGGTAGATGCGCCTTTTAAGTCGTCAAATGCCGCTACATAGTTAGGGTCTTTCTTTAGCTGCTCAAAGGCAAGTGTCATCTGTTCCTTGCCGTAGTTTGCCCTCGCTTCTGTCAGCGTGCGATATAAAGCATCTGCTTTCTCCTTATCGCCACGTTTCTCAGCTTCTGCGATAGCCTTGTAGATGTCAGAAACCTCTTTGGAGTACTTCTTTACAAGGTCTGTTTTCTTGTCAAAATAAGACTCATTGGCTTTGATAAGACTGTCCTCGTATGCTATCTCTGCATCTTTGAGTTTAGCAAATTCCTCGTCATACTTATGCCATGCTACCTTTGTTTTTGCATCATAGTTCTTGTATTCTTCATCTGTATAGCGGTCGTTAGAGGAAGCATAAGCGTACTCGGAGCTGTTGTAGAAGTTCTTTCCCTTATTACTTGGGTTTGCCTCCCACTTTTGCTTAGCTTGCTCGATACGTTGCTGCTTGATGTCCTCAAATGCTCTGTCGATAGCCTCTTGCTCTTTCTTGCGGTTGAGTTCTATCTGTCGGAGTTTCTTCTCGTTGCCGTCTTTGAGGATGTTTATCTCTGCCTGCTCGGTTTCGTTTGCCAAATCCTCCGCTTTTCGCCTATTCTCAAGTTTCGCTTTTGTTTCAATCTCAAAGGCTTTCTCGTTGGCTTCGTTCTGTTGCTCGGCCGCTTTCTCTGCGGCTTTTGCTGCTTTTTCACGTGCTTTCTGTGCCTTTTTGGCTGCACTTTCGGCACTTTTTGCACTTTTAGCAGATGATTTATCTTCGTTTTCCAACGTGCTGCCCGATAGTTTTGAATACGCCTCGTTTGCCGCCTTATATTCTTCTTGCGCTTTAAGAAACTCGCCTTGTGTACCTTGCTTTTTTGCAAGCTCTAATTTTTTACGCTTCTTTATAGCCTCATTGCGTGCATCCTTTAAGGCTTTAGTGTATTTGATATCGCTATTACCTTTGCTATCATTTTCGGGGTCTTTTATACCAAAAATAATCTCATTTCCCTGTTTATGGTCGATACTGTTCTCGTCCATAAACTGCTTTACACTGGCTTTCAGCTCTTTATTATTATCTTTGATTCTGTTGATATTGGAAATCAATCCTCCATATCCACTATCCTTAAATGGGTTACCAGATGCGTCGAAACCTACACCCATCAATAGGGCATTTACTGTTGTTTTGATCGCCTTACCGTTTTTGTGATAAACGACTTTATTTTGTAGAGCTTTACTACTCCCGTTAGCATAGTCGTTAAGATAGCTCATTAATAATCGTGTAGTTTGCGCACCATATTTACCTCGTATCGTTTCGTATATATCGTGCCTACGTTTCTGATTATCATCTTCTGTTTCCTGCACACTCTTGTCATAGAACGTCTTGAGTTGTCTTGCCGCTATACTCTTTCGGATAGCATCAGAAAGTCGATTGTAGGAGCTCGTAAGCGTTCCTGTGCGGTCAATCTCGGCAGCAAGTTTACTATCATACTGCCCATACTGAGAAATAATAGCATCCTTTGCATCTTTCCACTCCTTAGAACCCTTTTTGGTGGTTTCAAGCACTTCACAAAGTCCATCTAACTTATTCATCTCCTTTGCAGTGGACTTCTCTACTTCGTCGTTGGCTTCGTTTAGTCGCTTCTGTGCTTCCGATGCCGCTGTGGTGGTATCTGTAAAGGCGTATATAGTAGCACACAGTCCGACCAAAGCAGCACCAACAGCTACATAAGGGTTCATCATCATTGCCGTATTAAGTGCCGTTTGTGCTGCCGCCTGCGCCCAAGTGGCTGCGGTGTGTAAACCTTTTACGATAATGCTTGCACTCTCCACCGCCTTAATTCCTCCCGTAACAGCAGCATTGACTATTAATGCGGTCTTATAAACTCCATACGCAATAATCAACCCCTCTAATACCTTTCCTATTGTTTCGTAGTTCTCGACAAGGAACGTACCAGCCTTTACGGCACTCATAACAACACCCTCACCCTTAGAGCCTATCTCATTGAACATATTATCAAAGGACTCTTGAAGCATTGAAATCTGACCATTGAGAGTCTTTGCACCCTCTGATGACATACCATAGAACTTACCACCTGCCGATGTAGCAGAGATAAACGCATCTTGCACCATCTTTGAAGTGATAGCACCCTTTGACATCTCGTTTTTGAGTTCACCAATAGATTTTCCCGTTTTACGTGAAATCTCCTCCAATGGATTGAACCCAGCATTGACCATTTGCATGAGGTCCTGGCCCATCAACTTTCCTGCACTACTCATCTGTGAGAAAGCAAGCGCAAGGGAGTTGAACTTCCCTGTATCACCCATTGAGATGTCACCGATAGCCTTTAGGTAGTCAATAGACTTCTCTACCTCAATACCAAAGGATGTCATCATCTGTACCTCACCGACCATATCCTTTGTGTTCAGCGGAGATGCAAGGGCATATTCTTTAATTTGCCCCATGATATTGTTTAGACGCTCCTCATTACCTCCCAATAGGACTTTAAGGGACGTTTCCATGCTCTCGAACTCTGCTCTGACAGATATAATTCTGCTTGCGAGTTCTTTTAACCCCATACCACCAAGAAGCATGCCGCTCATCTGCTTGAGCTTACCAGTAAGCAGGTTCATGGTTTCTGCTGTTCCTCCTCCTTCCTGTCGTAACAATGCGTATTCGTCACGGAGTTTCTTTACAGATAGCCTTGCCGTTGCCTGCTCTTGTGTGAGAGCAAATAAAGAAGCCTTTTCTTCATCAAGAGCCTTTTTGGCTGCTTTCCACTCTGCAAGTTTGGCATCAGATGTCAAAGGAGACGACTTAACAGACTCACGATAAGCATCTCCCAAACGCTTAACATCAGCGGCAACGTCCCTAACTACTCCTTTCTGAGCAATAATCTTCTCTGTAAAGTCATTGACACCCTGCGAAGCTGCAAATATCTTCTGCTTAAAGTCTGTTTCCATTGCAGCAGATGTTTCAGCAATCTTACTTGTGACATTCCCTAATTCCTTAGAAGTCTGTTGTAATTTACTATTCAGCTTATTAAAGGATGTAGGGTCTTGAATAGCATCTACACCTTTAATCTCCTGCTTTAACTTCGTTATCTCATCTCGTAACCGCTGAACCTTTTCATAGTCCGCTTGTACACGGAATTTCAATTCTGCCATATCTACTTTCTTCTCCTTTTTGCGAGTTCCTTACCACTGATTTTCTTCACCACATCACCGAAAGCCTCGTGTTGCTTGTCTTTCTGCATGATAATGAGGTTACGATAAGGAATTTGATTAACTACTTCGTCATACGTCAGATGCAAGCTATCCATGAATGACGCTATTTGTCCCAAAAGGGTTTTATTTCCGACTACTTCGGTGTTGCTGCCAGTAGGCTTGCGTTCTTCGTCAAACTGACAGCTTTCAAGAAAGGGGCTATGCCGATAAGGTCAAAACCTACTGCAAGCGCATCTACGACCTCCTCAAGTGTTCCATTGCATAATTCCTTAGTCTTGGATAAATCGCCTGCCATAAGCCACGAGAGAGCCTTTGCGTACGCTTCACTATCCTTTGCAGACAGGAGCATCTCTTTTATTGAACTACCCTCTGATAGGTTTATGTCACTGATACACGATATAGCACCTGCCAACCGCTTAATCGTAGGAGGCTGAATTGCGTATGCTTGATTATTCACGTAGACAATCGCATAGTCATTGCCTAAGATTGCATCTGATACTAATTTACTTGCTTTACTCATACTGAAAATAAAAAAGGGTGGAGGTGGTCTTTTCGCCACGTTCCACCCCGATGTTATCCTGAATCCTTACCCTATGCCAAAGCCTTAACCTCTGACTCGTCAAAGTTATACTCTGGTGACACACCATCAACGGTAGGAGCCTGAACAAGACCCTTGACTGCAATAGCGATAGCCTTGTCGGTGTTCGCCTCACGTGCTACAATCTGACAGTTAGGGAAGATGAACCATACATCGTCCTCAGTTAGACAGAACAGAGCCTTCTTGATGACAACCTTATCAGTAGCTCGCTTCCAACCAACGATGTCATCCTTATCAGTGCCTGCACCGCCCTTCTTGATGACTTCACCACCCATAAGAGCAGCTTTGGCAGCATAGTCATACTGACCGATTGAGAACTGAGGGGTAATATCTCCTTGGGTGGTGTCATAGCGGTAGGCTTGACCCGTGAGCTGGTTCTTGTATGGAGTGACAGAAGCCTCGCTCTCCTCAATGTTCCATGTTTCACCATGCACGTTCATCACCTCATTCTTAGCAGTCTTGGCAGCCTTGATGATTGTACTTGCAGTTGCTGCGGTAAGGTCATTCTTGATTACGGAAATGTCAGCATAAAAAATCTTCTTAATACCGACAGCTGAAATTTTTCCCATATTTACTTTACGTTTAATGCGTTAAACAATATTCTACAATTAATAAAATGGCACTTCAGAGCAGTGTCCGCTTCAATGTGGATAGTATCTATCTCATAGTTGTATCTTGTTCCGTCAAACTCGCCCGTTACGCTTTTGAGGAGTTCTTTTGCCTTTCGCTCCAAATCTTTTAATCGGAGTGTATTGGCAATTTTCGCCCCCAAATCTGGAACACACAGATTGACGTCACAAAAACACTTCTCCCAATACTTGCTCGGGGTCTGCCCTTTCACGTGGATAGTAATGCGTTCATCTTTCAACTCCCCATTAATGGTTTTGCCGAAAGGGACTATCTCTATCCCAAACACCTTACAATCTCGGTAGAGAATATCTGCTATGTCGGTAGTTACTATCATTCAAACATTTCTTTTAGTTTCTTCTCTGCTCTCAACGCAGGGTCACTCAGTACAACAAATCCCTTTGCCTCGACATATGATGCGTAAGGAGCGGTGTTCTCTAATGTCAGTCCGTCCTTGTCCACATCGTAGGTATTGGATGTTCTCAAAGTAAGTGTGTGGTCTTGGTATGTTCCGCTTTCCTCTGCATCCTTAACGGCAGCATCGCCAACGTCTATCATACCTTTCTGAACCTCCCACTCTAAATCATCAAAGAACTGGTCTACATCAGAGAAATCACTATCTATAACCATAATTCAGAGTTATTGAAATAGTTAGCGTTCTTTACAATGTAAACCTTACCTTCTCCTCGTACGCTGTCGCCCTCAAGACATCTTACCTCTGTACCTGCTTTAATATCGACATTCATCTCACATACTACGTGAAAATTAGGTCTGTACACATCACCATTAGGAGAGTTAAACTCTTTTGTGGTGTTGTCATCACAACGGCACTTACAGAGTGTTACCCACTCTTCACCTCCCGTATTAGGGATTGGGTGTCCGTATTCGTCCTCTTGGAGTGGTGTTACCCTTTTAACCTGCAATATGTGTGGTGTAAATATCATAAGATGCGTATCTTCGGTTTATTGTCGTTGAGTTCGTCCTTCAATCCGTACTTCTTACAAAGGAGAGAATAATAGTCCTTTACGCCTTGAGTGTTCCACGACATAGAGAAACCGCTCTCATTGATAGATGTAGGACGAAGCAAAAGAGATGGGATGAAATGAGCAATAGCAACAGAAATAGAATCTACGTTATCACTCATCACATCGTCCTCTATATTCACACGTGCGTTGAGAGACATATCCAACAAGTCAGCCTCCGACACTTGTATGCCGAAGGACTGAAACTTGCTTGATATGTATTCCTTGATGCTCATTAGCCTAATTTGGAAAGGTCTGCGATAGCCATCTTGTTTGGAATATTGATGTCGGGGATAGCCTCGAAACCATACTCCATAAAACGACCCTCGTCAGTTCGTTTAGATGAGATAAATCCCCTGCCATCTTCAATTTCTTGATAGGCACGACCATCATTAACCTTGTCGGTCATTTCGTAAGGCTTCTTCCAACGCATAAAGCCAAGTTTGGTATTATCCGCCATCATAGGCAAGAATGAAATCTTGTCATCTGGGACGGCATTTACCATTTCACTCTCTGATGTTTGGATAAACTCATCCTTGATACGGATTCGCCACGGCATGCCTACTGATTCGATAAGGCGGTTTACCATATCGGGAGTGACAATACCGCCCGTATTGAACTCCATATCACCAAACTTCATCGTAAACTTGCTTTGGAACTCCTTAGACGAAGCGATACGATTATTAAATGTGTGGCGATTCATTTCGGCTGTTGCGAAAAGCATACCCTTTGAACGTACCTTATCCACGAACTCCGTTTCAAGCCAAGAAAGGATGTTGTCCTTGTCGGCAGAAGCGGCTGCCTTTGTGTAGATAGGCAATTTTACTGTATCTACTGATACGCCCTGCTTGTTAGCCTTTCCATTTACCTTGGTAGAACCGTTGAAACGCAAATCGCCCAACATAATATCAAGACGTTTCATAGGAGCAAGCATACATTGGCGTACATCATCAACCAAGAAGTTCACAATCTCGTCCATCTTAGCAGATACGGCATCGGTGTTGCTTGACTGAATGGTCAATGTGTTATACTCCTCTATAAGCCATGTAAGGCGTTCAAGGCGAGTATTGTCCATTTGGTAAGCGTCACCTAAGCAAGCCACCTCACCAAAACCACGTGTGAGAGCATGGCGTTTTCTGACAGGCTTCCCTGCATATCTGTCAATAACTGTACCTGCGATGACACCCACCTGTGTACCCATATAAGTCTTGAAAGAACCATCGGGATTAGTTCTCTCATAAACAAGGTAGTCTTTCCAAAATACCTTGTCAAGTTCGCCCATAGTAACAATAGAACGGTCTATCACCGCTTTGAGGAACTTAGGGCCGTCAGTTCAATATAGAAGTACAATTTGTTAAAAGTGTTAATTACACCTTTGAACAATCACTATAATATGTTGACTATCAATGGCTATTGAAGTGTAATAGCTTCGAGAAAAACACAACTGTCAATGCACAAAAAACTGGGTAAAAGAAGAAAATCTTCCCCATTTAACACTTTTAGCATTGACAATGAGCAAGCAATTAGATTTATCCAAACGGCAAGAAATTGCCAGACTTCTTAAAGAAGGCAAGGACTTCGCAGAGATTGCAAAAGTTCTTAAAGTTGATCGTTCGACGATATTACGTGAGATAAACCGTAATGTTGGCGATGATGGTGTGTATAATCCCGAATTAGCAGAGCAGAAGCGTAAGCATCGGAAACGTTTTCCAAAGCTTACTCCAGCAGTAGTTGCTAGTCTTCCTAGTGAAACTAGGGAAGATCTTAATAAAATATTAGTCTATGAAACTCCGACCGTTCAACGTAGGCAGTTGGTAATAGACAAGTATATCAAAGATTATGGTTCACTTATATTAAGTAACCTTATTACGCCTAAGGCAGCTATGCGTGCTCTCGCTAATGAATTTTATATGGAACAAAGTACCATCTATAAACTTTTGAAGCGAGAAGGAGTTTACAAGGACCGGTATAATCCAGTATGTATACATCCGACGGAAAAGTAATCACATTGTTTTTTAATTCAAGTGTCTATGTATCATATTGTTAAAGAGGTCCATGTGCAAAAGAAGCCATTATGGCTTGTAGATCTTCTTTTTCAGATTACCCCATCTCTCTATAGAGAAATTGGTACGAAAGAAGATATAGAAAAAAGATTCGATAACATCCTCACCCTTATGTTAGGAGCCAAAGTTAGATGGCATCATGGTAAATCCTTGCTATCAAGGATTCAGCATATCAGCCATACAAATAATAGTATTACTGTCCGGGGCAACCGTGGGATAGCTATCCTCTCTTTTAGAATTGAGTCAGAACAACCATTATCAAATCAAGAAGCTATATGAAAATCGCCAATAATAGATTACCAATTACATCCTTTGTTTTGGTAGACGAGACAGGAAGAGTCATTGATGATTTAGAGAATCTCAATGAGCACACACAATTAAAGGCTATTGCCATTGACCCTGAAAATAGATAGATTATGGGAGATTACAAATGGATTGGTTTGATGAGACAGTTCTATAACTGTTCTTTCTATGATGACAGCAATGCTGTGCAGATGTTTTTGCACATCTTTCTGAATGCCCAAAGAGAAGATAAGTCCTTCTTCAATCAGCTTACAATGCCAGGACAATTCCGCACTTCTATTCAGAGTATGACAGAGTTCTTGCAGGTTACTCGCAAGTCTGCTCGCAAGTCTCTCGACAAGTTAAAGGAAGCAGGTGTCATTCATGTCTCTTCTTTAAGACGTAATGGAGTCCTTATAACAGTAAGAGACTTTAATAAGTTTCTTTCTTTACAGAATGTGAGAGGTGGCTGGGTAAAGCTGTATTATGATTTAGACTTCCAGGATTTCTTTGTAGATGCAAAGACTCTTCATCTATATCTTCATATCCTCCTCCATTCTTATTCAGAAAATGATAGATATGAAGATCCCCAGTGGTTTGATATTAAGAAAATCAGCTTACTTACAGGGTTAACACTAAAGGAAATCAAAGAAGGTCTTTTAAGACTTCGTAAATATGGAATTTTAAATGTAGGCTATGATGGGCAAAATAAGCTCTCATCAGTTCGATTGATAGAGTTTTCGGATTACATGAAGGATAATCTTCCTGTAATTGGTCCAAAATTGTCCAAAGATAGCACTACTAACGAAGGTTATATTGATGCAGATATTGTTGAATATAGTGAAAATTCAGCCATGGAGTTACCTTGTGAAAAGGTCCAAAAACGGTCCAATAAAGAGTCTATAAGTGGGCCAAAAGTTAACCAAAAGAATTCCTCACGAAATCTTCACGAGAAAGTTACCAATAATTTTGTAACTAATGGTAAATCAGAAAGTTATAACGCAAGTGGGCTAAAAGTGGGCCAAAAGAAGACCAATAATAGACCAAAAGAAAACGTTTCAAAAACGTTACCAACTGATTACGGAGGTAACTACGCGCGCGAACATATTATAAAAGAGAATAGAGATAGAGAAAGAGATGATAATTATTATAATAACTCGCTTTCGCAAAAATTTTCGTCCATTGAGGAACTTGTTTCAGACGACGAGTGGGTGTGTTCCATGCAGCAGCTCTATGGATTTTCAAGCAAAAAAACTCTTTATACCGCACTAACCCTATTTTTGGCTAACCTGAAATGTCGAAAGGAAGTAGTTCCGAGCAGCTTAGATGCTTTCTTAGATTATTTCTGTAATTGGTATAAGCGTAATGCTTCTCGATTAAGAGTCCAGCTAAAGGTATCTACTCCCCTAAAGAACTATGGCATAGCTCTATGGGAAAAATGTATGTCAGCCTTTGAGAAGATAGTCAGTGAAAGAATTTTTACTTCTATCTTCAAGCAACTTTCCTTCGAGTCATATGACGAGACGACAAAGACACTATTGCTCGCCATCCCTAACAAACAACTCTATGAGAAGTTAGAAAGTAGTTATATTGAAACGTTAAGTATTGTTTTACAAAAGTTCTTCGGAAAAGGTGTAGAACTCCTTTATAGGATACAGCAAGCATAAGAAAGTAACAAATTAAAAACTTCACGCAGTTATGAATGAAGCACAAAGAATATTACAGCTGACAGGTGGAGGATTAGATGTCTTTGTTCACTACCTCGGTGAGAAATGTCTTAAGAAGACATTTCGCAACCCCTTTCGGGAAGACAGCCGACCATCTTGTCATCTATATGTCAACAATAGAAGTTGTGGAGATAAGCAATACTATCTTCAAGATTTTGGTGACAGCAGCTTTTGTGGAAACTGTTTTACGATTGTAGGAAAACTTTGCCATATCAATACGAAAACCAATTTTCGTGAAGTTCTTCAGGTCATAGACCGTGATCTTTGCCTCGGAGTATTTGACGCTGCCAACACCAATCATCATATTGCTGTCTCACGACAAATTCCTTCAGAGAATAAGACTTCCTGCAGCAGCATAGCAAGTTTCAAAGTAGAAACACAGCCTTTCATGCCATGGGAAGAAAGCTATTGGAAAGAATATGGTATTGACCTTGCAACCCTGAAACGTTACAATGTAAGAAGTATCATCAGCTGTACGTTTACGAAGGCTTCAGGTGGGGAGTTTGCTGTTTATGGGTCAAAAGCTATTCCCACTTATGGATATTTCTTTGATGGTAGTAGCAGGGTTAAAATCTATCGGCCAAAGGCTAAGCTGCGCTTCATGTATGCAGGTCATTTTCCAAAGCCTTATATCTTTGGCTATGAGCAATTACCTGTAAAAGGTGACGTAGTATTCATTACAGGAGGAGAAAAAGACGTAATGTCCCTTGCTTCGCATGGTTTTTCTGCCCTTACTTTCAATAGTGAGACTGCCAACATACCTGAAAGTATCTTTGAAGATCTCTCTAAGCGTTTCTCTAAGATAATCTTTCTGTATGATACTGACGCAACCGGTAGAAAAGAATCAGAATTACGTGTACAACAGTATAGAGAGAAGTACAATGTCTTTAAGTTAGATCTTCCCCTTGCAGGAAGTAAATCAGAAAAAGATATAAGTGATTTCTTCCGCCTGGGTCACACAGACAAAGAGCTTCAAGCTCTAATTAATAGTCAACAATAACTCATAAAATTGATTTTAAGCTTATGTCTAAATCGTTTATCAGTACATCAGAACAAAGACCTGAACATATTCACGTCAAAGAGTTTACAGATACACAAAGTATCTTGAATATGGATGTAAAGCAGCTCCCAGCTGTTCATGAAATATCCTATCGATACTTTTCAAAAGTGTATCGAGGAATTGGTATTATAAATCAGAACAAAGGAATAGAGTTTGTTAGTCATGAACTCACAACGAAACCTATAACTCTGAAAAATGCTGGAATAAGTTTTCTACCAGCAAGGAAAGAGCAGAAAAGTAGTAGACTCTGCGCTTTCCATGATGTAACAGACTATTTAGCCTACTTATCTTTGCAAGATAATGGCTTTATCCGTCTCCCTTCAGATTGTGATGTCATCATCATGTCTGATGTTAGAAACTTCCTTCATCTACTCATAGAAGGTGACGATTACAACAGAGTCTATCTATTCTTTCCTAACGATGTCACAGGAAACACTATTACCCAAACATTAATAGATAGATATGGAAGATATGCTGTCCCCTGCAATACACTTTACAAAGGGTATTCAAACCTGTTGCAGTTTGCAAAGGCAGTTGAAATTCCATCAGATGATAGTTAATATGTTTTTAATATATATCCTTAAGATATGACGTATATAATAGTCTTCATTATTTTGTTTATTGCTTTAGCTGCAGCTTTCTATTATGAAATAAGCCATAGCTATGATGATGACAAATTCAGAAAATAGAAAATGATGTAATTTCATTTTTCAGTATAAATGCTAACAAGTAAAGATATGATTGACAATGTTCTAACCATCAAAACAGGCTTTTCGGATTTATTACCCATGCCTGAATTTTATCAAGTAGTCACCTACTCTCAGAAACGAGAAGAGCTGCTATCCTTAATCTATGAGAAGAAGAATTTCAAGCCTTTTGCCAGCATGAAACTCATCAGGGAGATTAATTTTCTAATAAAAAAGACAATTACCCTATGGAAATTGCAATGCCTGGCAGAGCGAATAGAGAAGCTATTCGGAATCTCATGCTTTCAGATAAGCATTGACAGAGAGAATAACACCGCACACATGCTTTGCAGCTGGATTGATAAAGAGACTGGAGAGTGCATCGTACTCAACAGAACAGAGCAAAAGCGATTATCGGTATTAGTCTTAGATTTCTTAGACTTACCACGTCCTCGGGGTGCAGATATGTGGCTAAGATACTTCCTATTAAATAAGTATAATAACGATCCATCCGTATATAGCAAGCAGATAGAAAGTCTTGAAAGAGGGCAATATGATAGTCTTAGTTACCCAGTCCTAAGAGACAGTCTTAAATATGTGGAAATGTTGTGTAGGGGATTATTAAAATAGTTTGTGATATGAGACCATTAAAGATATATTTAGCCAGTAGTTGGCGTAATAAGCACTATGAAACAGTGCTGCAAGTTTTACGCTTTCAGGGATATGAGACCTATGACTTCAAACATCCTGAAGACCAGTCTCTAAGTGGGTTTAGCTGGGAAAATCTTCATAAGGATGTAAAGAGTTGGACTTGTGAGGATTTCAAACAGAACCTACATCATCCTGAAGCAACAAACGCCTTTGAAAAAGACTTTCGTGCCATGCACGAAGCAGATTACTGTGTACTTCTTCTTCCTTGTGGTCGTTCTGCCCATTCAGAAGCAGGTTGGATGAAGGGGCAAGGCAAGAAAGTTTTCATCCTTGATTTGTCCGAACATCCGACACCTGAACTGATGTACCAGATGTATGATATGTATGACACCAGGCTAATAGATTTGGTCAAACACATAGAAGATTTATACAATGAGGATAAAATGTTACTTAAAGAAAAAATAAATACATATGGACAGAATAGTGAAGAGACGGACTAATCTCTTGTATAATCTTAGAAAAAAGGGAATCAGATGTCTTACAAAGGAAAGAGTTATATTCTTCCCATATGGTGACCAAGAACCATTAAAGGTTAAACAGATTGCAGCTTTATGCAATGATTATAATTTTCATGTACAATTAATACTTCAATAAGATGGATAAATTATTATTAAATGGTGTGGGCACTCTTGGAAGTGTAGATAGCACATATATAGTAGGATTGATTTCATTTATCATTATAGGTGTATCATTATTGATTATCCTCTATCGTATTGTAAAATGGATGATTAGACTCGATGAGATGATGACATCATTGGTTGCACAAACTTACATACAACCACAAAAAGAGAAAGAAGAAGCAGAGGGTAATGATAAAAACTCTTTCATATCTATAGATGATTCTTCTAAAATCATAGAAGTCAAAGATGCTACAATAGTAGTAAAGAATAAAAAAGACACTACTACAAGTAAATTAGGTTACCATTCAGCTGCAATAAATACTGGAGATAGTTCTTTAGCAATAGCAGCTGATAAAAGTTCAAATTGTATTGCTTCATGTACAGGATCTAAATCAGTATCAGAATGTAAAGGTAATTTCTCTATTGCAGCAAATGTTGGAGATTATTCTGTTGCAACAAGCTCTGGACAATATTCAGCTGCAATAAATATTGCAAGGTACTCAATAGTAGAGAGTACTGGAGATTATTCGGTAGCTGTTGCTACTTCTGAAAGTTCTTCTGCAAAGGTAGAAGGTAAAGATTCTATTGCGATTGTCTGTGGAACAAATGGAAAGGCAAGTGGTAGGTTGGGCTGTTGGCTTATTCTCACTGAAAGAGGAGAATGGAATGGAAAAGAATATACTTTAAAGGATGTTAAGTCCATAAAGGTAGATGGGAAAAAAATAAAGGAAGACACTTGGTATAAATTAAAAAATGGAGAAATAATAGAAGAAGGATCATCAAAAGATCCAATAGATCCTTAAAAGAAGAGGAAAGTTGTTTATAAAATATACAATAACATGAATGTTAGAATAGACATAGCAGTATTATTATTCATACTTCTAACTTATGCTTTGGGGTTAGATGTTGAGAATGTACAATTAGAACTGTTATTTTTCATAGCTTGCCACGTTGCAATAATATCACATAAGAAAAAGTAGAAATAAATATTAAAAACAACCAATATGAAAGAAAATACAGATTTGTCAAACCAAATAGATGCAATGGTTTACCAATGTCAAAGAATGAATGCTGGTAAACTTAGAATATCATTCAAACGAGAGGATGGTTATACTATTGAGATAACAGCACGACGGACAGAGGCAAAATTTGATGATGAATTTAGTGATAAGGAACTAAAATACATCAAAGAGACAATGATAGAAAAAATAAGCAGCGTTTCTAATAAGGAAGCTGCTGAAAAGGCTTTTGATATAGTCAATGTATGCCAGGAACTCTTAGGAGAACCACTTTTTAACTCTGTAGATGAAATTGTAAATTCTACTCTGCAAAATCAGTAATAACAATTATGTTTGTTCTCATATGGAAACAGTAGAAAATGAAAAAGGATTTCGAGTTCTGAAGATTGACAGAACGGAACTATTAAGCAAGACAGCACGTTTTGGAGCGGTCGGTGTCTGCGACCGTTGTGGTCATACACCGCATACAGGCTATTATGTCGCCGTATTGAATTTCTGGCTATGTCCAGACTGTTTCAGGAACTGGTATCAAGATGCAGAGCATTTCGAGGAAGATTTAGCCTATGAAGAGAAGAAGTATCGTTCCTATCGGAAACTCTTTACGTCAGCCGAACAGGAAGAACAAGAATGAACCAATAAAAATACTCCATATAAAAAATGACATGAAAGCAAGACTTAGAAAGACAGGTGAGGTAGTAGAACTAAGGCAGTACTACTGTGATGGTACAGCAAAGGGTGTTAATGGAGAATATTACCATCAAGGTGACATATCTGAGCTGTTTGAAGATATCGATTATAAAAGACTAGAATACGAGTTTAATCAATTAGGTAGGACAGAGAAATGCGAGTTCATATCTCAGCATATAGAATTGGCTTCTTCTAAAGCTATTGCCAAGTATGTAAAAGAGTACCTTTTTGACGTACTTAAAGATGTTGGCGATGATGAGTATATCGCCACATATCTTCGGAATAAAGGTTACAAGGTAGAGGGCATATCCACGACAACCCAGAACTAATCAAATAGCATTTAAATTATGAAAGCAAGAATTATAAAAACAGGAGAAATAGTAACAATAATTGCTATTTCAACAGAACATATGACTATCCAATGTTATGGAAATGATGGAATTGTACGTCTAATATCATTAAATAGAGGTGATATAGAGATTATACCTGATGCAGAAAAAAATATCGACTGGGAACACCGCAGATATGAGATTGCAAAAGACATATTATCAGCTCTTATAACAGCTCGCACTCAATGCAAAGATAATAAAAGCATAGCCAGTTTAAGCATAGAAATAACTGATGCATTTATTAAGGAATTAAAAAATAAAAGTGTCTGAAAAGAACTATTTTCACACATCACATAAAAAAATATGCAAAAACCATTCAGGGAAAATCCGACAACCAATTAAGAGGATACATGGATGGTTATATCAAAGCTTTAGAAATTGTCTCAGGCACGCTTCTTGGGCTTGACCCCCAGATAGTTGACCAAGATTTTCAATCCAAGGGCTACAAGTATTTTTTTGAAGAAATACAACATATGGTTAATCTGGAGGCTTCTGTCGTAAAGGATGTAGATAATTTTGTTAAAACTTACAAAGTCCCTACCGTAGGTGTCAAAGAATTGGCTACAAGGGAATGCTTGGAAATTCTCTCCGAAGTTGAAGATTACTTTTGGGGAGACCGTAGTGGTTTTAATAAGATAATGTACGCTCAAATGGTATTTGCAAAGGAACTCCGAAAAAGACTATTTAATCTCTCACTAGACTAGGGATACTTGCTCTTGTAAAAAATAATGCATAAAGATTTTCATAATAATAAACTATCAATATGACACATAAAGAACCATTTAATAAATTACAGGCTAAGCATATTCCTCATAATGAGGATGTGCTTAGGCAGTAAGCCAAATGCGGTTTTCTTCAAAAAGTGGCTATAAAATTTTAACGCAAAATAAATACGAATTCTTTTGTTATATGAGATATTTTGTATATCTTTGCATACGTATATACAACTATACGTATATATAGCAATAAAGCGATACATATATCTGTATATAACAATGAATAGAACGATTAAACCAATAAAGTTAAAAGTATGAAAACAAAAGAATTAAGAAAGGAGTTTTGCAAGAAGCATGATATTCCATATACAGAATTTATAGATGAACTTTTTTATAATCTTAGGAATTATAGTTATGAAGAAATCTGTGAATTAATTGGCGTATGAAGAAAATAAAAGATTTACATGTTACAGTAACTTACACTGTTGGATTGGGCAACGTAGGAGAAAGTGACCTTGTAGGTAGAGACGTGTAAGTTGGTACTGTCTTCGAGTATTAGTGATATAATCGATAATTTCTAAACCATATATAGTTATCAATTAGAATTTTAAGAGTTTACCTAAATTGTATAATCTGCTTTGATCTCCAAATATTTTGGATATCTTTGAAAGCAATAATTTTTATTATCATGAATCGAGAAAAAGCTTGGGACATTATTACATTATTATGTTTCATAGATTTACTTTTATTAGTGCTTAAAGTTTTCAGTGCCAGCCCTATTAAAGAGCCAGAGTTTATTAACAGCTACTGCATTATGACAAGTGATGATTCCTTTGAATTATTACCAAAAGAAATTGGTACAATCAATAGTTATCAGAACAACTCACGAAAGTTGTCTAGCGTAGTTGATAAGGTCTCTTCAAAGCAGTCTGTTGCTATGGATAGTATTCCTAGTACAAAAGAAATGGATATTGTTATTAAAGGTCCTCATTCCTCTTATGTTATACCAAAAGACATGAAAACCATTTCTTTAGTTATCAAAGCTAAGGACAATGAAAGTGATCCTATGGGACTCTATCGTATAGTTCGTTTCAATAGTTCAAAGAAAGACCGTCATATTCAATGGATGGAGTTTTCACCAGTTCTTCTTGGTTCTGAGAAAGCTCAGAAGAGTGGCTATATCAATTTCATAGCTCATAAGTATGGAGAACAGTCATATACTCTTACCTTCCCAGAAAAAGAAATGATACCAGGTGAATATGGTATATTCTTATCCACTGTTAATGGAACTGCAATACCTGTAGGTACATTCAGTATTCCAAAGTAAGGTAACTAAAAATATTTTGTTGTTACAAGAAATATATATATCTTTGCATACGTATATACAACTATACGTATGTATAGTAATAAAGCAATACGTGAATCTGTAAATATCAAGGAATAATCTATTAAACTAATAAATTTTAGAGTATGAGCACAAAATTTATGTCAGGGGATAGCATTAATATCCCTGAAGGTTGCAAGGCAGTCATTGAAGATGGTAAGGTTATTTTTCAGGCGGAATTTAAAGATGCAGACTATGTCCCCAAAAGAGGAGATATTGTTGTTTGCACATATCATGTACCTCATTCCACTTATGACGAAACTGTAACAGCAATCTGTACAGGACACAGAAGCGAATATGGTAGATATGATTGCTTTGTCTTATACGAACATGGTGGTATTATAAAAAGAAATAAAGGCATACCTGTTGTAAGAGAATACGATGAGTACCAGTCTAAGATACGTCTTGCAACTGACAAGGAGAAAGAAATCTTGTTCGACAAGATGAAAGAACAACGTCTGTACTGGGATGCTAAAAACTATTATGTCTTCTTAGAAAGATGGAGAGCAGAAAATAATGGTGCCTACTATTTTATAAATGCAAAATTTGAAGTAGAGACTACTTATGACACATATTCTTCCATAGATGATTACCTTTATGCCATCGGCAACTATTTTTGTGATGAATATGATGCGAAAAGTATAGCCATGATGTTAGTGGAACCTACCAACAACCTGAAATCTATTTTATTACAGTATCATGACAAGTTAGGAAAATAAATTTATAAGATATGACACACCAAGCAACAATCATTTCATTTGCCAACCATAAGGGAGGTGTCGGCAAAACCACGACAACAGCAAGTGTTGGTTCTATTCTTGCCAGCTTAGGTAAGAAAGTGTTATTAGTAGATATGGATGCACAGAGTAATCTCACATCGTCTTTACTAAAGAATGAAGAAGTAGGGTCTACCATCTATGACGCACTCTCTGCCTCTTGTAGAGGAGCAGCCTATAATTTGGCAGTCTATCCGATAACGGAAAATCTTGACATTGTTCCATCTTCATTGCGTCTTGCCTCTGCAGACCTTGAACTTTCTTCAGTAATGGCAAGGGAGCATCTTCTTTCTGATGTTTTGCAGCCACAGGTTACAAACTATGACTACATTCTCATAGATTGTCCCCCATCATTAGGGCTTCTTACGCTCAATGCTCTCACCGCCTCTAATCTTGTTATCATCCCTCTCTTGGCAGAAGTACTGCCATTCCAGGGCTTAACTATGATTAGTGATTTTATTAGGATGGTAAAGCAGAAGCTCAATCCAAAGATAGAGACAGCAGGAATTCTGCTTACACGCTGGGAGAAATCCAATTTAAGCAAGCAGATAGAGGCAGGTCTTCGAGCCAAGTTAGGTAATAGTGTCTTTACTACCAAGATACGTAAGAACATCAAGATAGCTGAAGCCCCACTTGAAGCTGTTAATATAGTAGAATACGATCCAAAGAGCAATGGTGCAGCGGACTATCGTTCCTTTGTAGAAGAGTTATTAAGTAAGACATCAGGTAAATAAATAAAAGAAACAATAAAAATAGATAGAATGAATATAAAGAAATTAAATGTAAGAATTACCTACACTGCAACATTAGGTAACGTTGAAGTTAGTGAAAAAGAATATGAAGCTCTCAAAGACTTGGCAGAACATGGATCAGGCGATCCTTTTGAAGATTTTGACGATCAACCAAGAGATGCTTTTAAATGGCTGAAAGATCACATTCAAGAAAATGACGATTATGATTTGAAGTATGAGTTTGAAATGGAATGATTCTACCTTGAAGCCAGTCATAGAGACAGCAGGAGTTCTGCTTACACGCTGGGAAAAATCCAATTTAAGCAAGCAGATAGGGTAAATAAAAGAAACAGAAAATGAGCAAAAAGATTAATAATGATGCAATGGGACAACTGTTAGAAGGTCTAACATCTTCAGCTGTCTCTCCAGTGAGTGAGTCATCAGACTCTGCCACTATTTCTGAAAGTAGAAACAACAGTCAAGAGGAGCACAAGGATAGTTCTAGAAGCGTTCGTTCAAAGACAAATGGAAAGATGCGCATTTGCACATCATTAGATAAGACACTTATGAATAAGATACGTGCTATCTCTGAAAAGGAAGGAGTTCAAATCAACGAGCTTATTACTTTAGGATTAAATATGGTTGTTTCTAAGTATGAAGCGCAGCATGGTCAGATACGTCCAAAGAAAGGCGTACGTGGTGATATTAATACTATATTTCGTTAGTAATTATTCTATATATTGAATATATAGATTTTTGTATTAGCGAGATAATTGATAATTTCTAAACAATATATATTGTTATCAATATAAAAATATTGAAAGTAAAATATCAATATTATTTTTCTTTTGATATTTAGGGAAATGTATGCCGTCAAAGATAAGAATTTAATCATCTATATATTAAATATATAGATGATTATGCAGGAGTATTTTTATAAAATATGAAGTTAAGTATTATATTTTACTGGGCAGGAGATGTGTATTATTGGTATGGGGAGTGGTTATTCCCATCTACGCCATCTCCTGGAGACACTTTAAATATACGTTCTTTCCTTGAAGATAATCTCATCAAGGCTGATTGTGAAGACATTGTATTTTGCGGTTTAGGAAAATATAAAGGTATTGAAGTTTCCATGGAAGGATTACTTTCAGGCTACTTTGACGTAAAGATTTCCGCTATAAATTGGAGAAGCAATGGAATTGCTATAGAGGTTACGACAGATAAGTATATGGAAAAAGACGCTATTGGAAATTATCTTTGGAAAGAAAAGAGCCAATAAAATGCCTGGTCTTTATATAGGTAAAGAGTATGAAAGAAAAGCAATACAGAAAGGTGATACACGTTCACTTCCTCTACAACCATAGGAACTATTACTTTGGCAGTGTTGCAGCCTTGTTCAGAAGATTTACTGAAGAGGATTTGGATTGTTCTGCAGCATATCTTAGCCATCTACTAACAGAAGATGGTATGCACCACATCACCAAGAAAGTCCTTATAATAAGGTCACGTTTGATAACATAAAAAATTAAGAATTCAACGTATATATTTGCAGTTTAGTGTAGTTATTAGTGTCAATTTGGTAAAAGTTGTATTCTTAACAGTTAAGTCAGGGGAAACCCTGACTTAACCTTTTACTTATTTCTTTGTACATATGTGAGAAGTTTGTTTAATGTCTTAGTTGACACGTTATTCCATCCTCTTTCATTTATCCAAGGGCAAAACGCAAAGAGAACAGTAAAGAAAAGCCCTTCATTCTTTGTTAATGGATATCTTAATGCGTGAATTTCGATAAAAATTTCTTTTGATGTAATTTCATCGATAGTTATTACTTGTGGAAAATCTTTTTTCCATATATAAGCCTTATGAGGTAATTCCTTTAAGGTTTCATTAATAGATTTAATTATATTCTCTCTTATCATATCTTATTGGTTTATGGAGAGGTGGTTAACCTCTCCGTTACCTATCATTATGCGACGTATTTGAATTCATGAACATTTATGTAAGAGTCATCATCTTCATGTTCCTCGTTCCATGCCTCAATATCCTCTTCGGTGAAGTCCTTTTTTTCAAGCAAAGAAGAAACAAAACTCTTCATTTGCTTTTCTGTTTCAAAAAATTCATAGTAATCTGCGTCCTTTACATAAGCATCAACTAAGTATCGCTCCGGATAGTATTTCCCATCAGTGTCATTTGTAGCGAACACCTCATATCCTGCTTCCTCGACTATATAGTATATGGTGAGGTCGGGCATAAGTTTCCCCAAAACGTGTCTAAAGTCTGTTGCTCCCCAAGCTTCTTCAGCATTGATGCGAAGAGCTTTTTCATCTAACTCATACTCTTCGATAAAGCCACGGAGATAACTCTCTTCCACCTGCTCCTTTGTTGCCCCTAAAGCTACAAGGACATTACCCTCCCATTCATTAGCTGCGTTTTCTGCAACAGGTTTCATCTTACCTTTCACGAAAGCATCAATCGCATTAAACACTTTCTCTAAATCGCTTTTGCTACCCTCGATAGCATAACTTGTACTTGCCCAATTTGCCATATTCTTAATGTAAAGAAGTTAATATCTATAATAAACCTGCTCGTATAGCCGTTAGCCCAGCTTTATGATGTAATTATCAATCTTCCGTAACCCTAACCGAGTAGACATAATCCTCACTTCCTGCATCAATGAAGTAAGCGGTAATAACTACAGTGAAAGTAGGTTGCCATCCGCCCTCTACTTCACCTAAAATGGTGAAACTCCGTGCTTCCTCTTGGTAGACGTACCCTTCCACTCCATTTTTATCATAGAGTTTTTCGGCTTCCTCTTGACCACTCACCACTTGGTTCTGCCGAGAAATCATCTCCTCTACCTGCTCCTTGATGTCTTCAGCTGTCTTAGCTGTAATCTCTGCTAAATTGATTGTCATTGTTCCCATATCTCTATGTTTATGAAGTTAATATTAATTTCGGGCAACCTGATTCTCAACCTTTAGAAGGTTTTTGGATCTTCGACCCGAACTTTTTTTTATTCCGGTGTAACCGTCATCTCGAACCTTTTATGTGCAAGGT